ACCCAATACTAGTGCTGTTTTCTTATTCATACAAGTTTAAAATAAACTTCACCTTATTTAGTGTATCACACACTGACGGTTTTCGCAATAACCGTATCTAAAATGTTAACGGTTGGAAACCAACCGAGTTCCATGAGAGGTGCGACATCAGCACACAACTCATCGGGTTCATTAGGTGTGTCCTCCTTGATAGGAAGATGACCCATACCCATGGCATTAGCCAGATCTATCACGGAAGTCATCTGCCCTGTCCCTACATCTATTGTTCCAGTAAAACTACTAGGAATCAAAGTTGCAATCGCTCTGACAACATCCATGACATGAACCCAATCTCTTTTATGTCTTGTAATATACTTTGCAGTTCCTTGTTTCAACATCTCATATAACATATCATCTCTACTTCCCTCCTCTGCCCATACATTGAAGAACCTCATACCCACACTGTTAGGTGGAGCCTGTATCTCATTTACTTTCTTTGTTATGGCATAGGGATTCTGCCACCAACTATATGCACCAGCAGAACTTGCATACAACAACCTAGTATTATACTTTCTACAATAATCAAATATGGGTTTAGATTTTTCAACGTTGTTCTCCCAGAATTTATCAGGATTATCTACACTATCTCTGAGTGCGGCATAGGCTGCTAGATGAACTATAAGATCATAGTCTGCACACCCAACGTCTACAAAGTTTTCTATATCATCTGGTCTGTCTAGTCCATCAACATCAAAAATGTCACTCAGAAAATCAAAGACATGACTGCCAATGAAACCTTTGTGACCTGTGACTAGTACTTTCATTTTCTTTTCTTTCTGTGTCGTGCAATCCAATTTCTTGCGGTGTCATCATTGAGAGCCGTGTGTAAGATCTCTCCTTCATATACTATCACTCTTTTCTTTTCTCCACAAGGTACAGCAGCGTATCCATCCTTAGTAAAAAAACCTTTCTTAGTATCTTTATAGAAATTATAAATTGATCTTAATTCTTTTTCTTCTGGTGTCATCATTATGAATTTAAACTATCCATATATTGTTTATCAAGCATCCCAGCCGTCTGAACCTGAGCAAGACCAATATTTCCTTGATACCAACCAGTAGCAATATACTTATCACTCATAGGAGGATTGCCTCTGTGTAAGTGAGTGTATCCACCAGGCCATATTAATACAGTTCCTTTCTTTGGTTTTACTTTCAACTTCTGATATAAAAATTCTGTCTCTCCTCCCTCTGGTACGTCATTCAAATATACCATCCAAGCCATAGTTCTACTACTCAAATTCCAATTCACATTCTCCGCATGGAATAAATGATATCCTTGAGTTGGTTCTGTCTTTTGAAGTAGACATAGAGAACTTACATAACTGAAATTGCCTAGGTAAGTATATTCATTAAGGTAATGAAACAAACAATTGTTGACAAACTCCATCATCTGTTTAGATTCACTAGGAGAAAATCCATCTAAGCATATCTGTTTATCTTTTACATGACTAAAGTTTCTTTTGAAGTCAACAAACTCTGCCTTGTCCATGTAATCTACAATGAAATCACAGAATCTTGGGTCTATTGCGTTCTCATATATTCCAATAAAATCTTTATGATCTATTCTTAGTTTTGAATCAATGGATTGTTCCATAATTTACCAGAGTTTTAGGGGGCATCTTGCTGCAGAAAACTTGACCTTAGTAGGCATGAAGCAACCACACTCTCTACATCTTGTGTGATCTGGATCAAATCTATTGCAATCTCTACATATATCTATTCTTGCTTTCTTTACCTCATCAGGAGCAATTAAGGTTCCGTTAAAGACGAAACCCTTTACAATATCATAAGCAGTTCTTGTGATATTTTTTGCCTGTTCTGGTATTGATGGTTCTTCAGTCATCCTTTATGTAACATGGAACTCCAGCAGGGTCTAACCATTTTGTATATTCAAAATCTTGGATAGCTGTTTTCATCTGCATCCAATTATCACAAAGATACATGTCCTTGTAACCATTATAGTTATTCCATTTCTGGATACGGTAATCTGGTTGTCCGTTTTCTAAAAGATCAGGCATCTTAACGTACCTGTATGGTTCATGTTGTAGTAGTACTTCAATCATTAGTTTGCCTCTAGGTCTTTTGCAATCAAACTCATCAGTAGTGAGTATTCTTGTTCTGGATCTTCATCACTGAACTCATATCCCTCACCTTTGTAGTATCTCAAAACCTTTTTGTAAATCTTAGGATACTTATAATCAAGAGCGAACTCTTGATCTACTGCTTTCTCTAGAGCATCTAGATTTTTCTTGAACTTAGAAATGAAAGTAGACATTTTCTGATTTGGTTTACGTCTTTATTTTAAATCAGTATTCAGTTTTTGTCAAGCACCATCATCATGATTCCACATTTGCTCTATGTCTTGAGCCTGTCCCGAATCAATAACTGGTTTTAGAATATCCTTATGTGGAACTAAAGCTATCTGACCATCAGGAGTATCTAACATAAAAGACTCTCCTGATATTGCTTGGTCAATTATCTCATCAAAATTGTCCTCAAGATATTTCAGACTTATGATTTTCATTAGCCTGGCAATTCCATACCCTTATCAGTGGCATCATTTAATGATTTGATATGATCGATCTGATCTCTATTCTTTAATAGTTCAAGCATCTGACTTGCATGAGTTAGTTCAAATGGATCATCAGGTAGGTTATCTCTAGTTCCAACACCGTCTGGTGTTTCTTCTTCTAGGTAAACCATCTGAATGTTGTCCTCTATCAAGAGAACCCAACGCCATCCTCTGACACCCATTCCTTTGTTATACATTTTAACAGAGCACTGAGATGCGGCCATTCCACCTTGTTTTGCAAGTCTCAAAATATATGCTCCGTTTCCATCTGGAAGATACTTACACTTCTTGATCTTCATATCTTTCCACCACTTATCCATTACGAATGAGTCGTTCATTGACACAACATAAATGTCATCAACTATAGTTTCTTTGATGAAGGTATCATAAAGTTTTTCATACTCCTTTACCATCTCTGTACATGGAGGTGTAAATGCGCCACAAACAGATACTAAGAGTATGTCCTTGCCTGCAAACAGACTATGCACTGATTTCTTAACTAACTTTTTTGATCTACTGTTCCAAAAAAATAGATCAGCATCAGGTAATAAATTCATTTCTCTAAAATAACTTTCATGTATATTATGTATGCCTATAAATTATAGGCTAATTCTGATCAACTGTCAAGATCATCTCAAACTCTTTTAATATGTCTGCTTCTGGATCTTGGTCTTTGATGTTACAATACTCTACCCATCTAAGAGATGTTTTGTCTGGTTCAGACAAACCTCTGCCGTAAAGTATTGTGTCAACCCTATCATTCAAAGTACAAAATGTATTGACGAGATACTCAGCTCTTTCTCCTATCAAATTCTGAATTTCTTCTCTTGGTACATTGATCTTATACCTTTGATATTCAGTGCTGTATATTGAATGAAACAGAGCTACTACTTGTTCTTCAAAAGGTCTGTTGTAATGATACAACATACCAGCAACTCTTATAGAATGTGATAGTAAATCAGATTCTCTATGTGGTATATTGTCAGCGCCAAGACCGACAAGATAATTTATGTATTCATCCAGAGACATTGATAGTAAGTGATAATCTAGGTTCTGGGTTATCTATAACAGCGTGCATAGATCCCTCTGGTATGATGATGACATCAGATGGATCTGCTTCTTTTGTCTGTCCATCTATAGTCCATGTGCAAGTGCCATAGATTGGTTTCACAATCACATGATAGTCATGATTATGTGGATCAAAACTTGGTCTCTTAGTTGTGGTGCCTGCACTTAAATACAAATTAGCATTGGTTTCAGACCCCTTATACTCATACAACTTAGCATCTAGTTCTCTCAGTTCTGATGTGAGATCCATTACGTTACTTAATAGACTAGTAAATCCCAAGTCGTATAATTCTTTCCATCTTTCATAGTAAATATAACCTCTTGAATCAAAAAATCCATTAGATTTTTTCTGACATTGATTTATAACTTCTAGCGATGGTTCTGGCCATCTATACTTAATTTGTAAGAGATCTAATATACCATCTTCATCTAATGTTATCTCGTGTTCTCTTATGATATCTGCTGCACCCTCAAGGTAAGGCATGAAGTTAGGAGTTGGAGGTTTCTGCCACGTTGGGTAACTATTCAAAATAATCCTTCCTGTAATATCTTCCTAAAATGTTGCTATTATAATATGCTGGTTCTCCATTGTCAAGCGACTCTGTTAAGACGTTATGGCTAAACAGTTGTCTGGTCTCCTCATAGTTCGTTCTCCCCAAAGTAGTATGGAGTGACAGTATCTCTCTGGAAAAATTGGTCTTTCCAAATTCGGATACGTCGGCTTTGAGTTCTGGGGACGATCCATAATACTTCTTCCAGTCCGACTCAGAAGTAACACGCCGTTTCCCACCTCTGGGTTTCCTTTTCTTTGTAAAGTACTTTCTGCCGATGTACTTCTTACCTGTTGTCTTATTTGTAATGAGGTAGACGTAACCGAAGAAACCATTAATATCGTCAGAAGTGAAAGGTTTACCCTCATATAGCCAGGGGTTTTCGTAATCTCCTCCTTCAACCATTCCATAATTCTCATATCTTTACACTATGTATAACAGGTTTCTCGTTCCTTAAAACGTTGTATAGATCTCTATTCTCAGAGGCAGATACAGGATAAAACTCAGCACTGGCATCGAATCCATCATACCTTTTTGCTTGGTTGATTACAATAGAACCTTCCTCTCCTGATTTTGATCTGTGAAATGTTCCACGAGGTATCAATAGAGCGCCACTCTGTCTGGTAAGATTGACAAGATGATATGGATACTTCCATTGTAAGTTCACTAATTCAAATGTCCTTGACCCTTGAACCACTCTATTATAATCGTCTTGAAAACTATGAATGTAAAATGATTTTGCACCTACACAATCATCTGGTGGTGAAGTGGCAGGACCATCATGTATTACTAGGTCTGCTGCATTAGATCCTTCAACAGATATGTCATAGAATACAACAGCGTCTGTCTCTCTAAAGATTCTATGTTTGATAAACTGGACTTCGTTCATTTTAATTTGTTCCAAGTGTCTTCCCAACCTAAGACCTCTATGGTCATACCTAATTTATTTTTCTCAATCGCATCTGCCAATGGTCTATCATTCCCATGTTCATCTAATCTATCACCAAAAAATACTACATCACCGTCCATGAAGTCTCTGATGATCTGACTCTTATCACTTCCTTTACTTGATATATCCACACCTGTCACACCACCTACGAAAGCATGTAACTCTG